CAACACCTCCAACACCTCCAACACCATCAACAAGGAAACATTTACCTATTTACATGATGTTACACAAGCGATTTTAAGAAAGGAGAATGATAATGGCTAAATTATCAAAAGACGAACTTATTGAAAAAGTAAGAAAATATGTCGGTGATAGAAAGGATGATGAAACAATTGAGATTATTGAAGATTTATCCGACTCAATCGACTCGTCCGAAGCTGACGAGTGGAAAAAGAAATATGAGGAAAACGACAAAATGTGGAGAGACAAATATATTTCACGTTTTGTTGAAAAAAAGGAAGATGAACCAGACACACCGACAGAACACGAGGAGGAAGAGAAAGAGTACAAATCTTTCGAGGATTTATTTGAAGAGGAGGAAGAATAATGGCTAGAATAATTGCTAAAACGAAACTTGATGCACGGTCAATTGATATTCTTAATGTTATTAGAAATAATGCATCATATGCATATCAAAAAGATGTACCAAAAATAGAGAAGGAACAGGACATTCCAAAGGTTGGAGAAATCCTTTTTGGAAATCCGACACACTCCAACGAATTTATCAACGCTTTAATTAATAGAATTGCCTTGGTGCGTATGCAGAGTGCAACTTTTAACAATCCTTATAAGCACCTCAAGAAGGGATATCTCGAATTTGGCGAAACTGTAGAGGATATTTTTGTTGGTATTATCAAGGCTGTAAAATATGATGCCGAGAAGGGAGCCAGTAGGGAGTTTAAACGTACTATTCCTAATGTTCAGTCAGTCTTTCACATGACTAATTGGAGAGTAATGTATCCAATTACTATCGAGAAACAGGCTTTAAAACGAGCTTTTACATCCGCTGACGGTGTAACTAATCTTATTACATCAATTATTGACCAGGTTTATCAGTCAGCTGAATACGACGAATACTTACTTTTTAAGTATCTGCTCATTAAAGCAATTTCTCACGGTAAAGTATATCCACAGCAGATTGATACTACTGACATGGATAGTGTGGCCGTAGATTTTAGAGGGAAATCAAATTTACTTCCTATTGATATGACAGGTAGATTTAACGAGAGTCATGTCCAGAACAACACACCTATTGATAAACAGTGTATTTTTATGGACGCTGATTTTAATGCTAAATTTGATGTTAAAGTACTTGCCAGCGCTTTTAATATGGATAAAGCAACATTCATAGGAAAACTTCATTTAATTGATGATTTTGCTTCATTTGATAATGAAAGATTTGAAGCAATCAGAGAAGAGTCCACAGGTCTTGAAGAAGTGACGGCAGACGAGCTTAAACTTATGGAAAACGTTAAGGGAGTTTTGGTTGATGAAGAATGGTTTCAAGTTTATGATAACTTATTTGAATTTGACGAAACACGTGTAGGTAGTGGTTTATATTGGAATTATTGGTTGCACGTTTGGAAAACTATTTCATACTCACCTTTTGCTAATGCAATCGTTTTTGTTGACAGTGCTGCAACAATTACCCCACCTGAAAGATTAACCGTTGAAATCACAGGAAAAGATGTTTCTGAGGCCGCTACAATCTTTACGCTGAACGTACAGGGTGACACAGCCACGCTTGCACATAATTCGGTTAATTTTGTTCAGACAAAAACTCTTACAACAGATGGTATTGCCGTACAGAAATATGGTGCTATTGTAATTCCGTCAACAAAATCTACATCCGAAATCACGATTGTAGCTGATTTAGATGGAACAACATACACAGGAGCTGAAACAATCACAGCTGCCAGCACTGTAGGAGACACAGTCGTATTAAATAAAGGATGATGAATTATGTACATAGTACCTGATAGCGAGGTGTACATGCTGAGTGGAGTACCACTTTCCACTCAGCAGAAACACACAATTTATTTTTCAGATAAGAAAACACAAGCAGATTATTTTATTAGTAAAGCCAAAAAGCATTTTACCCATGTAAGTTACAACCGTGTAAATAAAGGTAAATGCCGTATGCAGGCTACAGCGGATAGCTTGTACGACTGTAATTACATGATGTTTCAAAACAGTGCTTTTAGTACACGTTGGTTTTATGCATTTGTAACTGGAATTGAATATATTAATAACGTGACTGCTGAGATAAGCTTTCAAATTGATGTTTTGCAAACTTACTGGTTCGACATTGAGAGAAAAGAATGTTTTGTTGAAAGAGAGCATAGCCTTAGTGATAGAATAGGTGATAATATTTTGCCCGAAAACGTTGAATGTGGCGAGTATGTTTATAACGGTCACGCTCAAATAATTGGGCTGGGTTCACTCAGTACTTGCACTATGGTACTACTTGCAAAAACTGGTGGTTATTTGTACGATGGTGTTTACAGTGGCTATCAAATCAAAGCTTTTTCGAACACCGAAGCAGGTAGTACAAATCTTACTAAGTTTTTAAATCAGTACTTACAAACACCCGATAACATCTTAGCATTGTACACTTGCCCCACAGATATACTTCCTGTTGATGTAACCGATGCAGGTGTGAATATTACATTTACAGGGAACACCAACCCAATTAATGTTACTGGCAAAGCAATTACCAATAATGATACGCTAAATGGATACAAGCCTAGAAACAAAAAACTATTTACCTACCCTTACAATTTTAATGAGGTAAGAAATAACTGTGGACAGACATTAATCCAAAGGTATGAGTTTTCCGAAAACCTTACACCGTATTATAACATCGTTGGTAACATGACAATGCCAGTACAAGAAGTGTTGCGCCTTGACAGATACAAGGCTACAGAAAAAAGCGGAACAGAGAGAATGGATATGACAGAAACCATCACTCTTGACAGCTTCCCTTTATGTTCGTGGAACGTAGACGCATTTAATGCGTGGGTTGCTCAAAATACTGTACCAATTACAATTAACGCTATTCCATCAGCCGTTCAAACTGCCACAGGAATGATTACTGGACAGTCAGGTAATTCAGCACTGGGTAGTGTGCAGAATATATTAACAAGTGCTTACACTGCCAGTATTTCTGCTAATGAAGTAAAAGGCAATTACGCTACTAATAATGCGCTCTTTGGTAAAGGTCAAGTGTGTTTTGAGGCTCAGCGAAAATCAATCACCGCTGAGTATGCTAAAACAATAGATAGTTATTTTGATGTTTTCGGGTACGCCTGTCATAAAACAAAAGTGCCTAATGTGTCTGGCCGTCCTCATTGGAATTACGTTAAAACTGTTGATTGCACAATAGTCGGTCACGCGCCTAGTGACGATATAGCTTTAATAGAAAGTTATTTTAATAGAGGTATTACTTTTTGGAAACATCCTGGTGAAGTTGGCAACTACTCACTTGATAATACTGTTTAGAGGGGAGGTGTAAGAATGAGTAAAGCTAGAAAAGCTAGAAGAGAGAAACAGCGTACAGCATTTGGCGATAGTGTTTGTTATCAGCTATACACGTTTGACCAATACTTAGATTTATTTACAGAAATTGCAATTAGTTCGTTTGAATGGGTTGGACTTCCTGGCACTGTTGATGCACGCTTTATTGAAGTTGGTTTGTACGAAGATAAAGCTATGTTATATTTTAATGATGAAGTAATGGGCAATCTATGCTTGAGAGGTATACTTGGCGGTCAACTTGATGTTTACAACATACCACTGGATAGAAGGGCTTACGCTTCTAACGGCTATCAGCGTGTGTGCGGAAGAAATGACAGTGTTATCATATGGGATAATATGACCCATTGGTGTTGTAAAGATAAGATGTTGATATATGCTAAAAGACTCGCTGAACTTGATGCAACCATTGATATTAATTGTAATGCACAAAGAACACCGATTTTAATTAAAGGTAGTGAACAACAACAACTATCTTTAAAAAACGCTTATAAAGAGTTTGCTGGAAATGAACCTGTTATTTTTGCAAGTAACGATTTCATGGAGGGCGATGGTGGCTCGTTTGGTGTGTTCACAACTGGTGCGCCTTATGTCGCAGATAAGCTTTATGAGTTAAANAAGCTCTTTTGGCGTATTCACAACAGGAGCGCCATACGTGGCCGATAAACTATATGAATTAAAGGTTAATCTTTGGAACGAAGCTCTAACGTATTTGGGAGTAACAAATATTAGTATTCAGAAAAAAGAGAGAATGATTAAGGATGAAGTACAGAGATTACAAGGCGGTGTAATGGCTAACAGATATTCAAGAGAATTCGCAAGACAACAGGCGTGTGAGCAGATAAACAGGATGTTCGGTACACAGATAAGCTGTCATTTCCGTGATGTATTCAACCAAAATGACGACAGGAAGGAGG